ATCGGTAAACATAGGTCCATGTAGAATAACTTACATACAAGCTGCGGGAGTAGCATCATCTGTTGTTGTTTTAAGAGATATTTCATCTGGTAGTTCAGGAGATAAAGTTTTTGAAGCTGATTTTGGTACAGAAGGTTTAGATATTTTTGTTCCAGGAAATGGTATCAGATTTGAAAATGGTGTTCATGCAACAATGACTAACACAACATCTTTGACTATTGGTTATACTGGCTAGGAGGTTAAATGGCTAACACTACCTCGGGAACAACTACTTTCGATAGAACTTTTGCTATTGACGAAATAATAGAAGAGGCTTTTGAAAGACTAGGATTACAGAACGTAGCGGGATATCAACTAAAAAACGCTCGTAGAACATTAAATATAATGTTTCAAGAGTGGGGTAATAGAGGTATTCACTACTGGGAAGTAGGAGAAACTAACTTAGATTTAATAGAAGGTCAGTCAGATTATGACTTTTTTAGATCAAGTGATGATGGCACGAGTGCCACTACTACAGCTCCTGCTAGTGTATTTGGTATATCCGATGTTCTTGAAGCACAGTTAAGATCAAATAGAACTTCTACAGATCAATCAGATAGTCCAATGACTAAAGTTGATAGATCAACATACGCAGGTTTTTCTAATAAATTATCAAAAGGTACACCTAATCAATATTGGGTGGAAAGATTTATTGATAAAGTTAGAATACATATCTATCCAACACCAGATTCTACTAATGCATCTAAAGATATGCATTTTTATTTTATAAAAAGAATACAAGATGTAGGAGATTATACTAACGCAACTGATGTTCCGTTTAGATTTGTGCCTTGCATGGTATCTGGATTGACATATTATCTTGCACAAAAGTATAATCCACAATTAATACAACCAATGAAATTAGTGTATGAAGATGAGTTTCAAAGAGCATTATCAGAAGATGGATCTGCATCTAGCACACACATAACACCAAAAGCATACTATCCAGGAGCATAATGGCTAAATACGCAACAGGTAAATACGCAAGAGCAATATCAGATAGATCAGGTATGGAGTTTCCATACAAAGAAATGGTCAGAGAATGGAATGGATCATTTGTACATGTATCAGAGTTTGAACCAAAGCAGCCACAATTAGAGCCTAAACCAATGAACGGAGATTCTATATCTTTAAGAAATGTTAGACCTGATAGAACAGAAACAGCTGTTCCTAATATTTTACCATTAAATGCTTTTACAACAACTAATGGATCTGCAACAATATCTGTTAACGAACCAGATCATGGTAGATCAACATCTGATACAGTTAGATTTAGAAATGCAGGAGTTGTTGGTGGAGTTGCTGCAGCAACGATAAATCTAGCTGCAGGATACACAATTACAAAAGTAGATGACGATAATTATACCTTTGCAACAGCTACAACATCTAGTATAACTGAGTCTGGAGGAGGTGGTTTTGCATCAGCAGGACCAGTAACGGTAACAGCATGATTAAATTTATAAAAAAATGGATTTGTAAAATTTTTCACATTAAACAATGTGCTTGTCCAGAAGAAATGGATCCACACGCAGAGTTATATCTTAAAACACCAGAGCCAGAAGTTGAAGTGTATGAAGAAAAACCTACACATTGTTCAGGACATACAAGATTTAGAAAATCTTGTCCTCTTTGTCAGGAGTTGGTAGCATAATGTCAGGATTAAGTGCATCAGGATTAAAAACTCAAATTAAAAGTTATACTGAAACAGACTCTAATGTTTTAACAGATGCTGTTTTAGAAAATATAATATTAAATGCTCAATATAGAATTATGAGAGATATACCTATTGATGCAGATAAAAAACAACAACTAGGTAATTTTGTGGCAGGTCAAGAATCTATAAATGCACCTGCCGGATGTTTATTTGTTAGAGGTATACAAGTTTACGATACAAACGGATCAGCTATTACGGGAGCTAATAGATGGCTAGAAAAAAAAGATATGACCTATCTTCAAGAATATCAGGATGTGACAGGAACCTCCGCAGCTCAAGGTCAACCTAAATATTATGCTATGTTTGGTGGTGCAACTGGTAACACAGACACTACATCTGGCAGAATATTTGTAGCTCCAGTGCCAAATACTACATATAGGTTTAGAATTCATTTTAATAAAATGGTAGGTCTTTTAGAAGGTAATGATACTAATTATTTAAGTCTTAATTTTCCAAATGGACTATTATATTGTTGTTTATCAGAAGCATATGGCTTTTTGAAAGGCCCGATAGACATGTTGACTTTGTATGAAAATAAATATAAACAAGAAGTACAGAAGTTTGCTAACGAGCAAGTTGGTAGAAGACGAAGAGACGACTACACAGACGGAGCAGTTAGAATACCAATAAACTCAGCAAACCCATAGGAGATTAAATTATGGCAATAACATCAGCAATATGTTCTAGTTTTAAACAAGAACTTCTACAAGGTAAGCACAGCTTTGAGTCTTCAGGTGGGCATACTTTTAAAATAGCATTATTTACTAGCTCTGCATCTTTAGGTGCAGCTACAACTGATTACTCTACTTCAAATGAGATATCTAATACATCTGGATCTGCATATTCTCCAGGTGGAGCAACTTTAACAAACTCTGGTGTATCATTATCTTCAACAACTGCATTCACAGATTTTTCTGATGTAACTTTTACATCAGCCTCTTTTACTGCAAATGGTGCTATGATTTATAATACTACAACAGACGGTGGTTCAGGAACAACTGATGCTGTTGCTATTATAGCTTTTGGTGGTGATAAGACAGCAAGTAATGGAACTTTTAAAATAGAGTTTCCTGCAGCAGACGCAAGTAACGCAATAATCAGATTAGCATAGGAGGCCGACCATGTCGGTAAGTTCAGGATGGGGCAGGTTTTCCTGGGGCCAAGCTTATTGGAACGCTGATACAACTTTAAAAACAGGTTGGGGTGCAAAATCTTGGGGTGAAGATGAGTGGGGTGAATTAAAAGATGCCGTTGCTCAACCCTCTGGTCTTTCTATAACATCTAGTGTTGGATCTGTTGACATACCTGATGTTATAATTACACCAACAGGACAGTCTATTACAATATCACAAGGTACAGCTTTCAATCCTGTAGTTGTATCAGGTGTATCTGCATCGTTTTCTGTTGGATCATTAACTGTAGATGATGTTCACCAAGGTTTAACATCAAGTGCAATAACAGCTTCTGTTGGTGCAATAACACCTGCAGATCTAACTATTGGTTTAACTGGTCAGTCAATAACTGTATCACAAGGAACAGCAAAAGCACCAAATCAAACTGTGATTGTATCTGGTCAATCTATGACCTTATCACAAGGTACGGCTACAGGAATATCTTCACAAGAAGCACAATTAACAGGTCAATCAATAACATCTAGTTTAGGAACTGTTACAATACCAAATGATACTGTTCAATTATCTGGTATATCCGCATCATTTAATTTAGGAACTCTTGTAGGACTAGGTGGAGCTGTTGCTCAACCAACAGGTCAATCAGCAACAACGAATGTTGGATCTTTAACAGTAGAGGAGGGACTAGGATTAACAGGTCAGTCATTTACTGCTAGTGTGGGCTCAATATCTTTACCTGATATGCAGGTTGGATTAACTGGTCAATCTGCTACATTTAACATAGGAACTATCAATATCTTTGCATACGGAGATGTTGACACTGGTTCTAATACGTCTTATAGTAATGTTTCGACAGGATCGAATGATACATATTCGGATGTTGCAACTGGATCAAATACAAGTTATAGTGACGCTGCATAGGAGATAATTTATGGCATCAACATTTACACCTTTAGGTGTTGAACTTCAAGCAACTGGTGAAAACGCTGGTACATGGGGTACGAAAACTAATACAAATTTACAAATTATAGAACAGATATCTGGTGGATTTATTCAAAAGTCAATCGCTGGTGGAGCACAAACAACTGCATTAGCAGTTTCTGATGGATCAACTGGTGCAGAACTTTCTCATAGAATGATTGAGTTCACAGGGACTATTACAGGTAATCAGATTGTAACTATTCCAATTGATGTTCAAACTTTTTATTTTTTAAGAAACTCAACTTCAGGTGCATACACAGTTCAATTTAAATATGTGTCTGGTTCAGGAGGCACGGTTACTTTTTCTGCAACAGATAAAGGGGATAAAATCGTATTTGCAATGGCAAATGACGGAACTAATCCAGACATAAAAGAAATAGCTTTAGGACTTACAGAAATAGCATCAGACACATCTCCACAATTAGGTGGTAACCTAGATACTAATTCTTTCATGATAGATTTTGATGATGCCCACGGTATCAGAGATGAGAATGCAAACGAACAATTAATTTTTGAAACAACTTCTTCTGCAGTAAACCATGTAGACATGACAAATGCTGCAACAGGAAGTGGTCCACAAGTTGGTGCAGTTGGTGGTGATACTAATATTAGTTTAAGATTAAGACCAAAAGCGACTGGTAATATTGAAGTTATGGGTGCAACAAATCCAGGCCAAATTCAGCTTAATTGTGAATCTAACAGTCACGGGATCAAACTTACCTCACCCCCACACAGTGCTGGACAGTCATATGAGATTAAATTTCCCACTGGAAATATAACAGCAGGCACATTTTTAAAGGTAGATAGCGTTTCTGGGTCAGGAACCACTGGAGTTGGTACACTAACCTTTGATTCTTCACCAGCA